ACAGAGCTACGAGTTAGGAGAAACGCCCGTAGGTGTTATGACCTATATAACGTAGTCCTCGAAGGACTTAGGGTAGTCAACTTGAGCTTTTACAAGCTCCACCCTCTATAGGGTGGGGTAGTTGACTATAATTGCCGTAATGTACTAAAGTCCTCGTATTGAATTTCGATAGACTCAATAGCTACTTCACTAGAAGCAGCGTCATACTCAGGTGCAGTAAATTTAGATACCCACGCTTCCTCGACGATATGGGTTCTTTGAGTAATCCCACGATAGTCTAATTCCTCAATAACAATGGTAGACCGTAAACCACGGGCGGAGTTAAGGAACTGCTCTACCAATTCAAAGGGTTTAGTGGCGGATTCAGAAAGACTTGCTACACCGCGCTCACAAGTAATAACCCCAGTCCGAAGTTTACCAGGGAGTTTATGTGTGCCTTCATATCCACCCTCAGCATATTCAGCAACCTCATACTCTTTTTCAAGGCCGGATACCCGACTAAATCCGAAAAACATTGATTGACCGTCGCCCGGTGCAATGGATACTCTAAATCTAAATCTTTGTAAGGGGTCGTATGCTCTAGATCTAGCCATTAGTTAACACCTCCTTATAACTCTTGAGCGGAGCTGCCGCCTTCCCACTGGCCGACTTCGATGATTACGAACTCTCCAGGTTCAGCGATAGCTACACCAACCTGCATTTTTACCTGTCCGATTTTCACAATTTCAGGAGTATTCAATTCTCCGTCACATTTAACGAAGAAAGACTCTTCAGGAGTGCTACCTTTAAACCCTTCTCGGTTGTTGTTATACTCGGACAATAGGAAGGACCTAATAACAGTCGTAATTCTATTCCATAGGCGCTCATTATTAGGTTCATAAACAACCCACCGCATATTATTCTTCAGGGATTTCTTAATATAGTTCAAACCTCTCCGAATGTTAATATAGGTATTATCTAACATTCTTGCACCCCAAGTAATAATACCCTCATTTTTAAAGGAACGAATCACATTAATACCAATCGGGTTCATGGTTTCTTGTTCAGCGTCAGTTACATGGTATTTAACATCCAGTACACCAAATAACCGCCCGTCGATAATACCAGCAGGAGCTTTATAAACAGACCTATTACTATCCGTCCGTGCCATCATACCTGCAATGTGTCCAGCTACAGGAATAAATTTAGTTTTGTCTGCTGTAACACCAATAGGATCAGAAACCTTAATCCACGGATAGTACAGAGCACCATAGCTAGTTTGAGTAATGCCGTTGCGGAAAGTAACAATGTCTTCTTTATCTGTGTTTTCAGGCGCGTCAATTAAAAAGATGCAGTCTCCCCTACCCTCGACATAGGCATTGCAATGAGCAATAACCGTAGTACTTTGGGAATCCGGCACAACCAAAATGTTTAGATCATCCACATAATCAAAAGCACTTACAGCATTAGTGAAGTCATCGTCAGCCAAGTCAGCAGTTCCGTCAATTCCTCCTGCTAAAGCCTTTTTCGCGCCAAGATCGTCAGCAACAAACTCTTTTTCGGCACTTTTGACTTCTACCTTAATGAATTTATCCACTCCGTTAACAATATTTTCAATAAAGCGAGAACTGGTAGATAGCAAAGAAACATTCTTATAAGTAGTAATCAATTCTTCTTTGTAGAATACTGAGAAGTCATATCTGTCGCCGGAATCATTTTTAGTTAATGTAATAGATAAGTCATTACCCCACGTACCGCCGTCAATAGCAGAAATCGTTAAAATATCCCCTTCATCCTCATCTTTATAGGTAAATGAAGCTTCTTCCAAGGATTCGCTTGCTACTCCAACAACATAAGCCCTAGTTCCTCCATTTAGAAAGAATCCAAACAGAGAGTATGATAAATAGGAATTTGCGAGAAATGGCGAAGACAAGCCGTAAGCAAATTTGTTTATAAAATCCGGCCATGAAGATACCATGACTGCTTTGTTACGGATGCCTCTAGGCACAATTCCGATAAAACCCCCAACAGAAGTGCTTACGCCCTGGATGGGTTTATCGGCCAAACGCTCTTTAACGTAAACACCAGGAGTTAAATAACTAGCCATCTACTCCCCCTCCTTAAGATTTAAATTAATAGGTTCTAATTCCGCCTCAGTCGCACGTTTATCAGCGTCTGAGGTCTTTTTACTTTTCCTTTTTTGTGTTACGGGTTTCTTAGTTTCCTCGATAACTCTAAAATCTTGTTCTCTCTTTTTAAACATATCAGAAGCAAGTTCTTTTTCTGTAATAGTCTTAATTTCTTTGCCGCCAAATCTAAGCGATCTCGTCGGGAGATACAAGATCGTAAACTTGGGGCTTCTGTTTTGTATTTTAATCATAATTACGCACCACCTTTAACTAAATTATTATTTTCTCAGGGTTATTCAGAGATTTTTGGAGAAGTTCCTCTTCTTTTAAATTTTCTTTATTGATTTCTAAACTAGCATTTTTAGTTATGTAATAAGTCAATAACTTGTTTTTAAACAGGTTGGCGGTAATTAAGTATCTAAAGTTAGTTTTAAACCTACGTAATCTTCTCGATTCAGATTTAGTTTTTTCAGAATCAACAAGTCGCGGCAAATAGAATTGTACACACTCCATATATAAATCTACTGTATCCGGTGGTTCTCCTGAATCAGGAACTTCAATATTAAGAGTACCTCTGGGTGGAAATAATTGTTGTATTTGTGTAATGATGTCTACCATATCTTCATAATACTCAGTAACAACAATGAACTCATAGAAAATCAAGTATGGTTCAGGAGCTTCATCCATTGTCACCTGGTCGTTGGTTCGTGATACTTCAATAAATTGTTGATTCGATATATGAACTCTTTCTTTATCCAGAAGAAGATCATATATTCTTATACCTATCTTGGGTAAGTTTGGGCTATCATCTTCACCTTCTCCTTCGCCAAAGATAAACTCACAATTAACTGCCACTAGCTCATCAGATTCGTTAGTAACTTTAATATTCTCTCTAATGAGAGTAACTAATTTTCTATTAATTTCATTCAACCAAACCATAGTATTGCCCCCTATTCTATTAACTCGGCTGCGATATTTTCTAAATGTTTTTTGATATCGTCTTTTACTCTTTGGTACGCGGGATCAAAGAGGGGTCTATTATATTTTTCTTCTAATACGATAGCTAAATCACCGGCTGTTATACCACCGCTATGGGGAGTATCGCTTTGAACTCCGACAAACATTGCTTTGCGTGATTGTGAATTATCAATCCATTCCATCTTAATACTTGAAATAAACTCATCTTGGAAACGATAAAAACCAGAACGACCGCCTTTGCGAATTTTTTGATCTACCCATGCAGATGATAGTGGAGGCCAAGAAGAGTGCCCCACTTCAATTAAATTAAAAAGTTCATTATAATAAATTTCTGCCGCTTCTTGAATGGCTTGCTCAATTTTAAAGGGTCCAATATCTGCGGCATTTTGAAGCTTCAAAGCAAAGTCTTGTACTGAACCAAAAGTATAAATTTTAAATTCTAATTGCATAGCACTCACTTCACTTTCTGTCCACCAATAGCGTACATTAAGTGCGAATTAAGATATGTCGTAGGTTTAATTTTAAAGATGTTATAAGTAGTTGTATTAAATTCGATCAAGTCGTCTTGATTTACCAGAAGCTTATCATCTCTAGTAAGTAGTCCAACCCTTTTAAACTCTTCTTTAGGAATCTTAACTATAATATCAGTTAATTCTTTCTCTGTGCCTACTTCAGTAAGCATTTCTTCTGAGGGTTCCAAATAAACAAATCCATACACAAATACCGGGGGTTTGTATTTTTTCTTTTTAGATTCACCGTAAATATCATTTTTAGTTGAAGAAACATCATAAAGGCAAATACCAACCTTACCGCCGTTCTCTCTGACAAACTGAGCAATTTGCTTAGCTAGTGTGTAGTTCATTCGCCATAAAACACCTCCGGTAACGGCACTAATAAGCCAGTTCGAACATCTCTGCGTGTAAAAGAAGATATAGAGATTTGTCCGGTACTTGCTTCTTTATAACGCTGCTCCATAGTTTGTGCCATTTTAAAATAAGAACCGCCTATATGTTGGTTATGTATATCAACCGTCTCCACCTTAATTCGTGTTCGAGTAGCCCATTTTGCAGCCAACATATAAAAAGCTGAAGCGGCAGCCAACCAAATAATAAAAGGAGTTTCTGAACTTTCTAAGGTATCCCAAGTTAAATCGGAATCATGCATAACCAAAGCACTGTTTAAACAAGCCTCTAATTCCTCATCTGATAGCTGCGCGGTAAAATAATTAACTTCCAAAATAGTGCCTTGTTCAGGAGGATTATCAAATTTTAATTTACCTATATTTTTTATTAAGGTAAACCCCTCTTCTAGTGACTCCTCGGTAAATTCTTCTTCTGTAGACTCCTTAGTAAAAATTAAGGAGAATGGATAGTCAGAATTATTAATTATGGGATGGCTGGCTAACTGAAAAATTTTAGTCTCCCCATCCGCAATAAAAGTTTCTGTTTCTTCAGTTGGTATGTCTTGAATATACTGTCTAAGTGTATTAATAAGAACAGGCAACATAATAATCCCTCCTATCCAATTTTAACAGAAAACACAAAACATTGCAACTAGATTTGAATGAGTTTTCTATCTCGAAGAAGTTTCTTAACATGCTCAGTAACTAATGCTTTTTTGTCCTTCTCAAATTCATACCACCGACCAGCAATAAATTTTCTGCCACTAAAATGTGGATAAACCTCTACCAATTTATCGCGCTCTTCAGCGGTAATCGGGGTAATTAGAGTATTTTCCTCAACAACTACAACCTCTTCAGCCTCTTTATTCTCGATAGTCTCTTCAATTGGTTTTAAGTCTTTTGGCCCTTTCGTAGTAGTAACTTGTCCTTTAGTTTTAGCCATCTGCTATTCCTCCTTTAAATCTAAGATACTCTAGGGGGGAGTAACCCCCCAATTACTTCATTAAAGAATTAATACACAAAGGTAAACATCAAGTTCTGTTTCTGCGGGATCACAACTAAGCGTAAATGTACTCGGAGTAGTTTCATATACGGAAACTACGGGAACATCGTCTGCCTCCTTACCAAAGGGTGATACAAAAACCGCATACCCTCCTGCTGGGTCTTGACTTAAACCAAGCCCATCCACGCCAACAAAGACTGCATTGTTAGTCAAACCAAATGCCGTATTAAGCGTACCTGCACCAACTGTAAGCTTAGCCGCAACTCCCGATAACGTGCTTTCAATGAATAGTTTACCCTCTTTAACACCAGCATAAAAACCTTCAGGATCAGCCTTCGAAATCCATGCAGCTACTTCTTCAGGAGTAGCCGCTGCGGCGTTTTCAAAGGCATCGGTGTCAAAACTGATTGTTTGAGTATTAATTATTAAAGAATCGCTAGCGGTCTTTTCAGAAAGATCAAAGCTTTGGGCGTCGAAAGTTATTTTAGCGGGTTCAGCATCTTTAAGATTAACTACAGTAAGACCATCACTATCTACATCATTTAACGAAATGCGTTTAACAATTAATTTATTTTTTAGAAGATTATTAAACGCCTCATTAATTTCTTTGTTATGATTATGACCAAAATAAGCCATTAGTACTCCTCCTTTTAATAAGATAGGGGGAGAAGTTTTCCTCCCCCTCTAAATTACCGGGTTTCGATTCGTACAATATTATCATCCATCAAGATGCCAGCACCGAAAATAGAGTACCAAGCAAGCTTGTGGATACGACCAAAGTCTTCAATTCCGCCGTCCCGCATTTCAACCGGGAGAGCTTCCGCGAAGCCGTAAGCATTTTCACCAAACATAACTGCTTGGTATTTAGTGAACGGGCCACCACCACCATTTGGGGTAACCTGAGCAGTTTTAACCTGGGTAGTTTCGATAAAGATAACGTCATGAATCCGACCAATTTCACCAGCATATTGTTTACCGTATTCAGTAACATTCATAAATTCAGAATCATCGCGGATAGTCCTAGCTTGGTGCGGATGAATGAAGCATACATAGTAGTCATTGTTATATTTAGCAGCGTTATTGGTAGCTAAGACTTCAACAGCGTTCTTAATTGCCTCAGAGTCAAATACATCATCAGCAGTTAAAAGCTCATCATTCGTTTTTCCGCCACCATAAATAACTTGGCTACACTTAAGCACCTCATCCCGAAGAACAGTGTCAACTACTTTAGCGTAGTCAAGACCAAGCAGTTTAGCACCAGAGTTCATTACGTCATCAAAAGACGCCTGTAGCAAGAGTTCAGTTACCGCAATAGCGTTACCATACTCGTACACAGGAATCTGTACTTGGGAAGTGCTGAGGGCTTGTGTTTCAATTGCAGTCCCCTCCTCTAATTTTTTCCCAAGCTCAAGATTGTTGTAGGTAAGCATATTCACAGTTAAACCAGGAGTAACCGAGAGATCCTGTTTCTTCACAGCGAACTGAGCAAACCGTAAAACAGGTTGCGCATGGAAAAGAAGCTCCTTAGAATAAACATCTAAAATAGTACTAGACAAAGGTTTATAATTATCATTACTAAGCCTAGCCGATGTATACTTATTTGCCATTGAAAATCCCTCCTAAATTAAAGTTATGATAATCCACCCTCTCGAATTAACCTCTTAATTTTGTCACGATTTTTTGCATATTCTTCAGCACTCATATTTCTAATCATATCTGCCGTCAATTCAACACCAGGAGTCAGAGGAGGATTAGTAATACGGGGAGTATTATAAATTGTTTCAGAAATAGCGGGTTTATTTTCCTCTAAAATTCGTAAATATTCTTGCTGTGCTTCTTTAATAGACTCCTCAATCTCCTCTTCCGAATTTCCTTTTACTAGCTTAACAATTAAATTACCACCTTTTTCTCGAATTTCTCTAATTCTGCGTTCTTTGTAAGCTTGTAATTGGGCCTCTCTTTTCTCTTTTGCAGCCGCCTCCCGTTCGGCTTCAATAGAGGCAGAGAGTCTTTTTAGCTCTTCAGATAATTGATTGACCTCTTTTTTTAACCGTTCCTCTTCTGTTAGATTGTCCTCTTCTATTTTTTTAAGGGTGTTTTCCAATTTAACCATTTCGTCTTTTAGCTTTCTGATTTCTGCTTCCTTATCTTGAATGGTTTTATATAACTTTGCCTTTTCTTGCGCCCGCACTGCTTCAATAATATCAACAATTTGCGGGTCTTTAAAGGTTTCAGGATTAACCCTGCTTTTACCTGACGTAGAAGAATCGTTAACCCCCTTTTCATTTGTAGGAACTGGTTCCTCCAGTGAGCTATCGTGAGTTTGAGTGGGGGTTTCCTCTAATTTTTCTTGACCCCCTGTAACCTGATCTTCAGTTTTAACAGCTTGGGATTCAAAACCAGGTACGCTTTTGTTCATATTTCTTCATCCTCCTTAAATATTTATTCTATGGTCATCCTTTTCAAGGAAAAACCCTAACTCATAAATAGGTTGAATATAGTAAAATGCTCTTGGATGGGGCGGGTCTGGAAATTCTTCTAAAGGATAAATACCTTCTGGATTGAGTTTAATCTTTTTGCATTGCCTTGCTATATTCAAATCAGTATAGGCTGCTAGTTTATCACAAATGTCTTCGCGGCGGTGTTGGGGAGTAAGACAAAACCGAGCATACCGTAATCCGTTTAGTTTGAAAAACTCTAAAGCTGCTTTATGATACATTCGTATTTCTTCAGAAAGAAGTAATGTTTCCATTCCCCCATAAATCGTTCCGCCTCGAACAGGCAACGGAGACTGTATCCTCTCGTTTATTTTAGCAGCTAAAGCTAGTCCATTAATCTCCTGCCCCAGCAACGCAAGAAAATCGTCTTTTAGCATATTAAAAATTCTATTTCTGATCGCTGTAATTCTTGAATCAAAAAAGGAGTTATGGTAAGACTCAATAACAAAATCCTTCTTTAGTTCTTGTTCGAAACTTTTTAATTCCTCTTCATTTAATTCAGAATTTGTCTTAGCCACGTGAATACCAGAGTAAAGCTCTATTGTTACGTCAATGTACTCATAAACATGTTCTGAAATTTGCTTGCGGAGTTTTTCAAATAGCCCGTCAAGAAAAGCGTAAACCTTATCCTCTATAATAATTAATTCGATACCGTTTACATTCTTGATAGGCCGCAAATATTTAGAAATTTGTTTCTGAGTCTCGACACACGTATTAAGTAATTTAGTACGATGAAAAAGCTGTACTTTATAAAGTGGGTGTTGTTTAATCATCCGAAATATCATCCCTTGCCTTTTCGTCTTTACTCATAATTCCGCCTAAATTTAAGTCCCGCGCTCGTTCTAATTGCAAATCAGCATCATATACGGAATCCTGAATATACTGGGCTTCTTCAATAATCTCAGCTAATTTTTCAGCCGCTTCAGTTTCTCCCAATTCTGTAAGAGCGTCTTTCCTACTCTGTAGAAGTAAGCTGATTTTTTGCGCCATAAGCTGAAGCTGCATAAGTTCGTCTTTTGGTAGCGGATTAGGAAATATTATTTCAGTCCAATATTTTTGATGAGAGTTTAACTTTTCAAACCCCTCAAGGTCGAAATCAGGATGCTTGATAAGTTCAGCATATTTTAAAATCAGTCTATTAATTTTTCTGATCCCTTCTCCATAGGTTATCCATTTTGTACGGGTTAATTCCATAAGAGGTTGGTTTTTAATGTGAAGAGCAATCCCTGAAGTATTAGAAATTCGTCCCTCACCATGACCAAAAGCATCTTTCGGCATATGAGCAATCTCAAACATAGCTGTTTTTAAAAACCCTAAATAATTATTAGCCGCCGCAAGGTCGGTTTCAAGCTCAAGGTTATAGACTTTACCATCTTTAGGAATACCACTCCAAACTTTTCTTGCACCTCTTTCTAAATCCCCCACTTTAGCGCCCTGGACAATAGTAACAGGTGCAGCATGATAGTTAATGATATCAGAGATGTCAGTAGTTTTGTTATTAATTTCTACTTGTAAAGGAATAATATCTTGAAGATCTGACATTCCATAAGGTTCGCCCGGTAAAGGAAGGTTTTTAATGCGTACTACAGGAATTTCTCTCAATATATTCTCTCGTTTATTTATTTGGGTATCATTAATATATTCCGTAATTTCTTGAGAAGTAATCTCTTCTCTATACCAAACCTGTTCTTTCGAGATTGATCCATCAGCATTTTCCTGTTCTAAAATCACGGGATAAACAATCGTACACCGAACCATACGATCTCGGTCATGTGCATCCCAAGTCGGAAATACAGTATATGTAGGTAAAATTAATATTCTAATTCGCCCATTAGGATACATGTCATAATATTCGGGTTGAAGTTTTGGATCATAATTCTCTACAACAACCTTAACCCAGGCATTACCCGTTATTCCACCTGCCTGGGCCATCTCAACGCCTAGAAGCTCTTTGTTGTTATCTTCCCAGACAGTATTTAAAAGGGGCTTAGTAATTTCCTCAGCTTCAGGTTTAACCTTAAAACTGAATCCTTTGCCCATTAAAAAGGCTACCCCTTTATCAACAAAGGCGCGGCAATAATTAAGGGTAATTTGAGGTTCCCCAGTAGGGCGCTGAACCTTCCATTGATTGCCCTTATAAAATTTCCACAAATTCAATTCCTTCTGAATTCGTTGCATCTCTTCGGGAGAAAAAATATCATCCCGTAAAATGTATGGGTTCCCCGTAACTACAACATTATCAAAATGTGTTAAATCAGAATAAGGATTATAAGTATCACCCATCTAAAATTTCACCACACTTCCTATTTAGATACTGAGTTAATTGCTTTTTGGAAGTTTTCAAATAACTCCCCCTCTTTAATTTTAACCGTATTTTCAACATTTTCTTGTAAAATTTCTTTGATTGCTTGTTTTCGATTACGAAGATACTGTGCTTGATAATGAGTCCAAGGTATTGATTTTTGTTTTAATTCATACTTAATTTGTTCTACAGAAGGTGGTTGTAGCCAGGGTTGCTCTACTCCACTTTCTAAAATCTTATTTGGTCCGGCTTCTTGGACCTTTCCAAGGTTTGTTTGCGACTCCGCTGTTGTTTGGTGCATATACAGACCCCCTCTTTACTTCCTTTCCACTCTCGAAAGCTTGACGGTCGCTGGCATAAACATCTTTTTCAGCACGATCAACATCAGGTTTCCCTGCTCCTACTCCCACAGGCCGCCCATCTTTAGTAAAAGTAACAGGAGCACCCTTCTTAGTAATAAAACGTACAATACCCTTAGCCTTTTTCTTTAAATAATTGGTAGAAGGTGCGCGTTTTACAATACTCATATTTCTTCCTCCTTTAAATAAAATAAGGGCAGACTATCAAGAAAATTCGTTGTTAATCTGCCCCTTCAAATCTCTTTCTTAAAGTTATACATAGTAAAACTCAAAGCACTTCTCTGTTATAAGCATACCATATAATATAAGATGAGTCAATACTTTTTATTAATTTCTTAATAGTTTTAAGTATTTTATTCCCTCTTCCAGATCAAAAAAGGGAATCATTTTGTGCCGATCAGGGAAAAAGATTACCAGAGGTATACCAGGAATCCCTTTATAGCCTGCAATTTTTTGACCAAAATCATCCCAAACCTTAAATGTGCCGGATCTGATTAGAATTCGATTTTTACCCATAATAGGTCTTTGCATTACAAAAGGCTCATGATAGTGTGCTTCTGCTGCTACATCACACGGTCCTTTAATTTCCATCAGTCTCCGCATCGCATTTTCATAGTTTAGACTGGATTGGTATTTGAATTTGTGTCTACATTGCCAAACATATTCTTCTGTGCCTAAATGAATATTGAGTTTCCCGCCATGCCATAAATTAACCGCACCAGTTCGTTCACAAATAGTACTCACGAAATCTGTGTTATTTTCTTTTAAATCCCAATGATCATGACAATTGTGAACAGCTAAGTTATTTACTACATAAGAATGGTCGTCTTCTACCTCCAAGTTGTAGACAATTCCCTTATAATCAGATTTAGAAAGCTCTTTAATCGGCAGCAAGATATATTCGTCAAGATTAAACACAAATTTCGGTTCTTCTTTAGGTTCTGCCTGATGAATCCCATTAGAAATGCCTACCAGCTTATTAACTTCACTACTTCCAATACTAATCTGGAAGTCATTAAATTCTCTGTTTTTTCGTGTTTGTTGGTGGATAGAATTTATAATTCCATGATTGTCTAAAATCCTTTTTAGTTGGTAGGCTAAAGCTTCTGAAGTTGTAGTTATTGTTATGTCACCGTCAATAAAACCCGCTACTAAATAAAGAGCGTTCCTATCGTAAATAAGAGCTTCGTCCACTTGTTTGGCATAAGGGTACTCTCCTAGTAATTTGTAAAAATGTTTCCCAACCGCTTTACCATAACAAGTCACTGTTAATGTACGCTTATCAGGTCTTTCTGTTAAAGCACACTTACGATTAAAATGTTTTTCAACAGTTTTAGATACTGTATCTGCGTATTGTTGTTCATCTACTCCAAAATCAAACCCAACACCAATGATTTCTCCGTTTTGTTTCTTTATATAGCCCTTTGCTAAATATAGACCGTAAACATACATTAAATCAGTCGGAGTTTCGCCTTGATAGAATCTGGATTTAGGAATAACTAAAAAATCTCCTTCTTTGAGTGTACCTATTTCGCGCCATTGAATTAGATTATTAAAATCAATTTCTTTTCTGTCGTGGTCTTTATAAGTTAAGTCCTCTTTTAAAACCGATAAATAAGGATGGTTAGCAGTAGCAGTAGTCGTTAAATCAGAGCCTGCTACCTTGAAACTAACAATTTCTCCATCATAGAAGTTGTAAAATTTTCTTACTACCTTTCTTATGTTTCCATTGTGTGTTACAACCGTATCCCCTACTTCAATATCTTCAATATTTTTATTGACTCCGTTAGCCAACATAACCTTATTGCCTGCCAAAAAACAGCCAATTAGAGCCGCTAAGACTTTATCCCCTAATATATCAAATAACCGCAAAACAAACAAATCCTGTAGTCCCGGCTTTATTATTTGGTTAAAGGCGGTTCCTTTGATATTTCCTTTATAGTTATCCTTGTAGTCTCCGCCACCAATTACATATAACCCGTCTGTGTCGCTCATTAAGTAAATGAGATCTTGTAATAATTCATGGTCAGTACCCTCTCCACCAACGTGCCAATCAGCAGTCCAAGCGATTCCAATTGGTTTTGTGTCTTTAATTCTTATTGTAGCCTGATCTTGTTTAATATCCAATTTAGAAGAGTATGCCTGAAATTCAATCATTTTATTAAATAAATTGTCAACATCTTCTTCTGAATAACGTTTAATATCTTCAAATTCTATTTTATTCATTTCTTTATAGCGCGGATCTCTACGAAGGGCGGACCTAATTTTGTTTAAGCTAAAGTCTAAGCCAGTAATCTTCTTAAGTTCTTCAGCTAAATTTGTCCAACTAACCGGATCTTTTTCTCTATATTTTAGCTCAAAGGCAATATCAATCCAATTAGAGTCCAAAGAATCATCTCCTCTCCTCATCAGTAGGACACGCATGACATTCCCAAACAGGGGTTACCAATATGCTACCTTCTAACGCTTTAATCTGTGCGCTACTTCTTGCCGCAGTTCATTCATTGGAAATAGTTTACCGGGGCAAGTCTTATAATTAGCATATTTGTTGTGTGGGTCAATCCTATCGGCGGATAAATTATATTTATAGCAAAGTCCCGTACAAAGTCCAGCAAGCAAGACAAATCCCTCATCAGGTAAATATTCTTCATCATAGTTTCCAACAACACAAAGTCCTAAAGACCTATAGTTCATCCGCTGTTGTTT